GGTGTCGAGCTTCTTCTGCGCCATCATCGTGAGGTTCCGCGAATTGATCGCTTTGCTATATATGCTATTGAACTCATCGATGCCCACTTCGCTCTTGCCGCCGAACATATCTTGAAGATTCGAAGGGAGCTTGATCGTGCCTCCTACGCGATCGAGGGAATCGCTGAATGCTTTCTGATATGCCATTTCCACCGCGTATGCGCCTTCCGAGCTTACGGTCGGATTCTGCGTTTTATATTTTGTCGTATTGAATGCTCGCTGGCCCCATGATCGCTTGCCGTTCAAAGTGTCTTCGGTCGTGATCTTCGCGCTTGGGTCTTTTTGGAGCGTCTTAATCGCTTCATCTGCATCGGCGCGGGCAACTTGGTATACTGCCGGATTGCTCTTTTGAAACACCTCGACGCCCTGATTGATTCCGTCCACGATCTGCGTCTTTGGAACCTTCAGGTCGGGGATAGATTTTTGGAGAGTGCTTTCGAGGTTTCCGGTGATATCGGATAGCTGGCGATATTTGCTCGATTCCGATCCGAGGATCTTATTCGTTTGCATGAAACTCGCCGCGTCGTCGGCTACTTTTGATGCTTTGGCGGATGCGACCGGCGAGAGCTTGAAGTCGGCATGCTGGAGAGCCTTGCCGAGTGCCGGCGCTGCCATCGAGAGCGCTTCGGTGAGTGATCCGCCGACCGCACCCAATCCTGCCGCTTGCTCCGTTTGTGCTTTATTGCCGCCAGTCTCTGCGGCAGTCACGGCCGCCATTGATGTCGCGCTTGTTGCTCCGGCGCCGGCGACCTTAAGAATGCCCTTGATGATATCAGGTGCTTTGGGGCCGAGGACGTCGGCGATCTTTCCATAGTCGAGGGTCATGTTGCCAATCTTTCCCGCATCCACCCCTGCGCTGATGCCTTTCACGGCGTCAGCCTCGGCTCCGCCCGGAATGAAGAACTGCGCCATGTCTCCGGTGATTTTACCTGCGCCCTGAACGTCGTTCGAGGGTTGCGCCGCGGCATTCACTGCGTCGACGGATTTTGCGGCGGCTCCGTTCGGATCGGTATAGAGATAGCCAAGGCCGGGGATCTTCGACATCCAGTTTCCGAGTTTCATGCCGAGTGTTCCGATGCCGCCAACGGTTCCAATGACCGATTTATCGACGCCGGTGGCGAACTGGGGAAGGACGCCCGAATTGAGCGGTCCGCCGGTATCATCTGCCGGTGCTGCGGCCGGTTGCGGGTTCTGATCTGCTATCGCCTGCTTGAACATGGCGATGTGTTGATCGATATTTGCAGGGATTCGGGAGGTCTGGCTGGGATCGAGCTGGGTTTTATATTGCGGATTTTTCGAGGCGGCTACCATGCCCAAAAACCCATCACCATATTGTTGGTAAGGGGCATACGTTGGATTTTGCGTTTTGATCATCTGCCCAAGCTGCTCGAGCGTCATCCCCTTGCCGGATGGGACGGTTGTCGCGGCCGGAGTGGTCGCAGAAGGTGCCGGGACCGGAGCCGGTGGAGTTTGTGCTACCGGTGCGGCCGCTGCGGGAGTTGGAGCCGGCACTACTGCAGGAGCCGCGGCGGTTGCCGGTGATGCCGGAGTGAGAAACGGTGAGAGGTTTTTTTGTGGATCCATATTTTTATTAATTTCTTGTTTCGTTAGATCATAGTCCAAGCCCTGCAGGGTCAGCGGTCGATCCCGCTCCCGTTTGTGCTGCAGATGTTGGCGATGTGAGATTTGCTGATCCGGCGAACGGTCCCATCTGTGAAGCGAAGGCGTCAGCCTTTGCCTGAAGAGCGGGAGTAACAACATTGTTAAATGCCGAGATGAATTGTGCAGGCGACTGATTTGGATCTGCCCATTCCATAGCCATTGCGCGCGTCATTTCGGTCGCCGATCCGTACCCGAGCGCTCCGGAGAGTGCGTCTTGGTATGCCGTCATGAATTGGTTCCAGTTGTTATAAGTCGTTCCGCCGAATTCGATGCCGGTCGCTTTGAGCATTGCGTTGACCGTCGGATAGTTACTGCGTTCGGCTTGCTGCGAAAGGTTCATGAGTTGCTGCGCCATGTTCTGCGTCGTTTGAATGGCGGCGATCTGTGTCTTCACTGCCGGGCTCGCGGAGTAAGCATATTGAGCTTGGAGCGCCGAGAAATTTATACCGTTCGGATTTCCTGAAGCATTCGCCATTGATTGTGCGGCCATCATGATTTTCGAAGTGAGCGCGGATCCGATCGTGCCTCGGCCGGTTGCATAGGGAAGGTCTTGGATCGTGAGCGCACCGGATGCGAGGGCGCCTGCCATGCCGGCGATATAGTTCGGATCGTTCGCTGCCTCAAGCATCATGTTATTCGCGGCCTGCGTCGCTTGCTTGCCGGATATCGTGAGTGCTTTCGTGAGATTGGCGTTCGATGCCATCGCATATACCTCTGATTGCGGGAATCCGGTGATCGAGGACCAGGAAGCAATGCTATTTGGATCTGCCGCATTGATGCCGCCGTTTGCGAGTGCCGTTTTGAACTGCGCCTGCATTTGCGCGTTCGAAGTGAGCGCAAGCCGTGCCTGCGTGTTTTGTTGCGTGTAGTAGAGCTTCATGTTCGAGGTCGCATAGGAGAGTTGCGCCTTGATCGTGTTCGCCTGATTGGTGAGCGGGCCGGTCAATTCGCTCGCTTTATTTGCGAGATATGCCACCTGTCGCACCGCGAGCCATTGCGGGATGTCGGTATTGTTGTTGATCTCGTCGGTCAGCTTCGTCACGGCCGCATTGATGCTATTCACTCCGGTGAGGGCGTTGATGTACTGCGTCTGAAGCTGTGGGACGCCGAATTGTGCATTAAGCGCGTTGAATGTCGCCGGATCCGAAGCAATGGCGCTATCGATCGTTGGATCTCCTCCCGATACTGTCGAAGGAGCCACGTTGTAGGTCGTTCCGCCAGGCGTCGATGGCGCGGCCGTTGCCGAGGAGATCTCGTCATTGATCGCGGACTGAAGTTTGGCGATCGTATCGGATGCCGTAGGAGCGTCCATTGATCCATCGGAGAGTCCGCTTTCTACGCTTGCGAGGCTCGAGGTGATCGATCCAAGGTCGAAGGTCGAGGGAACGCTTCCTGCGCTGAATGAGGGAAGCCCAGTGCCGGATGAAACGGTCGGCGCTGTCGGTCCCACGTTCACGTTCGCTCCGGGTTGCGCGGAAGGACTCGTCACTGCCGTGATATCGCTTGCTGACTGTCCGCTCGATCCATCTGCGGCCGCGGCAGCGTATGCCGGTGATACCGGCCCGGCTGGAGTGGAATAGCTCGTTGTCGTTTGATTCTGGCCCGGCAATGAGGTCACCAGTTTGAATCCTCCAGCATCTTGAATATACATATTGCCCTGTGCGTCCTGCCATGCCGTTCCGCCCTGCGGAGTTTTTGTCTGTGTGAGGCCCGGAGGAGTGCCGTACCCAGTGAAAGGAATATATGCGGGAGCAGTGGCTGGCGCCGCGCTCGAACTTGCAGCCGGTGCGGCAGGAGATGCTGGCGTAGCGGATGATGGCGCCGTGCTCGATGCCTTTTTCGTATTTACCGGAGCCGCGGCAGAAACAGCGGGAGCGGCCGCGCTTGCGGCTGCGGGGATCTGCGGAGCAGGGGAGAATGTCATGCCGCCGGCATTCAGCGCTGGCGCCGCGAATGGCACAGAGGATCCAGCCGAGGGAGAGCTTCCGACCATCGTTGATCCGGGAGAGCTGATGCCCCCACCTCCGAACATCGATTTTATGAAACTCGTGATTTTGTCCATTGTTTTAATTATATATCATTTATATTTTAGCCGAGAGTGTCGAGGGTGAAGTTGAGAGTCGTATTCGCAAATCCCGACCCGATCTGCGTAAAAAATACGATCACATTTTTCGGCGTCGTCACGATCCATGCACGCATGCCGTTCCCGCCGAGGATGAAATAGCACACGTATCCGTATGGGAATAGGTAGACTGCTGAACCATTCGAGTACGTCGCAGCCGTCGACCCGAGCTGCGCTCGCCGAACCGTCAATGTCGTCGTACCGCCGCCTGCCACGACGCGCATGATTTCTCCCGCTTGTGGAGGCATCAATCCGAGCTGAATATATTGGCCGTTTGCGATATTTGTTCCCGAGGTGACCGTGATCGTCGTTGCGGTGGTCGTCGTGATTGCGGCGCCAAGGGTAGTGATTCCGTTATATGCCGGTGCGCTTGCGGTTCCTGGCTGAAGGATGGCGAACTCGAAGATCTGCCGCGATTTGTTGTTGGTCGTCGCTTTCGGTGACTCATAGATGCCATTCGATATGCCGATTGTGGTCGTGCCGATCACGAAGCTCGCGTTCATGGCGATCTTTAGAGGTACGTGGTTCAGCGGATTAAGATAGGTAAAAGGATTGAGCGAATTGTCTACGACGGCGCCGTTCGCATGGAGTGCCGGGACCGTGCCGAACTGGCCCCGAAGGATCGTGAGGCTTGTCGTAGTGCCTCCGGCGGTCACTTGGACGATTTCGTCATCGATCAGCATATAGGTCGTGTTCAAAATGTTGATCGCTGCGGCCACCGTGATGGCAGTCTGCGTGATCGAGGTTATCGCCGCGCTCAAGGTCGTTGCACAAGCGGCACCTCCCGTTGTGAACATCGGCACGGATCCATACCCGCTATTTGATTGGAGCGTGTTGATCTTCAGGCTGTTCACCTGCGCAAAAAGGAAGTCTATTTGTTCTTGGAGGTCTTCGAGTTCGTTAGGCATCGAGGGCTTTGATTATTTTTCTCATCCCGACTGCGGTGAGCTGTGGGGCTACGCTTAGATCTACCACATTGACACCGCTCGTATGAAGGTATTGTATCGTGCCATTTGTGCCGCGCGTAACGGTGAGCGTAGTCGTTCCACCTCCCGATACGATCGTCATCTGCTCTTGGTCGATGCTGATGATGTCGCCGTTTACAAACCCAGTCCCAGAGGTGATGACCACGGTCGTCGCAGAGGAGGTGATAGTGCCGTTCAGGGTCGTCACCACGGATTGCCTCGATGTGAATGCTACCTGCCACTGGAATAGCTTCTTGTTGAGGGCGCCGGTCGGGCGCATGATCGAGAATACCTGGTTGAGGGTATTCATGATGCTATTTCCGGCCTGCACCATGGTCGTATAGGTCGTCCCATAATCGAATGCGAAGTTGAGCTGGAGCGAACAGCCGCGCGGGATCGGATAGGATTGCATATATGCCCGGATGAGGTCTTTCGGGTTCATTGGCTCGCCGTCGTCATCCCACGTGCTGGTGAATATCGCTTGAGAGCTTCTGTTGGCGATCGCCGGGTCGCAGATCGCGCAATTCGTCGCGTTCGTTCCCTGCGTGAAATAGCCGGTCTGGAATGCGGCGAAGATTTTCTGTCCGAAGCAGTAGGCCGCGAAGGGTACCATTTGGCTATAGTCTGCGGTGCTGAATCGTTTTGCGAGCCAGAGCGCGAACGGACTCTTTGAGTCGAGCTGGCCCAGCGCATAGAGCGCGGTCTTGTCGAATTTCCACAATGCAAAGTACAGGATGTCGTCTTTCACGAATACCGACTTTGAGGGAGATACCGGCACCACCCAGTTGACGCCGTGGTTTCCGGTCGCTCCTATCCACAGCGTCTGGTTTGGAAGCTGGACGTTTTGGATCTGAATGTTCGGATATGCCTTGCAGAGGGCGCCCACGGTCGGCGCATTCAGGTAGAACAGCTTCATTTTGCCGCCAGCGGTGCAGCAGATCGTCACCGTCTGCTTGAAGTTATATATCCACTGGGGTCCGCCCATAGGGACCGGGATCTGATCGGTATATTGAGGAGATACGCCGTCCCAGATGAAGATCACCGACTTGTTCGAGATGAGGTCGCTTGTCTCCGCGAGAATGAAGTAATACTGCCCTGCCTGGCAGATGTCGATGGCCACGTATCCGGTAGGAAGCGCGAAGGCTTTCTCGTTGAAGTTCGGGCCGGTCGATGTGCTGCCCGGATCAATCGTTGAAATATAATTGCCTGCCGCGATATAGGTGATCGTATTGATCTCCCTGAAGGAGATATGCCCCATATTCGAGGTGAGTGTCGAGAGCGTCCATACGGTCGTCGCAATGTTTCCCGATGCCGTATAGCGCGTCACCACGTTTTGTCCGGTGATGAAGTAGACCGCGAGCGTAGGAGTGGTTGCGCCGCTTTCGATCTCATAATGCACGGCTGATCCCGAGATGGGGTTTGCCACAAGAGGCGCGTTTGATCCCACCGACGTCCATCCGCTCGCCGTTGGCGTTCCAATCGCCGTATTATAAAAAACCTGCGCATAGGTGTTGCCATTGTTATCGCCTCCGACGGCATAGCCGGTCCCCAAAAGAGGATCTTCGCAGTAGGAATGGAATGCTTGGTTTGCCGGCACGGTAGCATCTGCGGAGAATACCTGCGCCGGGCGTACGAAGTTCGCGTTTTCGAGGATATCAAGCTCCTCGATCGCCAATCCACCGCCAGCGATCGCTGACTTGTCATCGCGCTGAAGGCCACCGGCGAATTGCGAGTATACTTTCTCGCTATCAGTGCCTGTGCTTTTTGGATCCTTTGTGGTTGTCGTTCCTTTTTTTGCCATGTTATTTTTTCGGAATCCTCTCGTCGATGATGGTCGAGAGCGTCGCCACGTTCACCCGAACGTCCCCTATGATTTTATTGATTTCGTCGATCTTCACCTCGAGGGTATGAATGTGATTGTTACTCTGGAGAAGAAGGCCTTTGAAATTCTCTTGCATCGCCTCGAATCGGCTATCTACCGAGTTCGTCTGTGTCTTCACCTCTTGCGCGAGCAGTGCGGCTTTTTTATCCTCTGCGATCTGCGGATTCCTGAAGTATTGGTATATGCCAAAAATGACGCCCAGAATCCCAAGCACGAACATCATATCTTGAAGAATAGTGGAGGTGGTCATTTTAGTTTGGCTGGGATGGAATGTTTTGCGGACCAAGATTGTCTTTCGGGCGGAATGTCCAGGTGGTGATATTTTTCGGGCGGAAGTTCCATTGGCCGGGGATCGATACGATGAATTTTGTCAGTCGGTTTACTGAGTACATCATGTTCACGCTCAAATTGAAGATATAGACCAAGATTTTTGGCGTCAGTGTAGTGAAGCGGCTGGCGGCATTCATCATGTTGACCACCAAGATTTTCATATTGCCGGTCGTAAGGACCGCGAGGCGAGACGCATTGTTCATCATCGAGACCGAGAGATTGAAAAAGAACTGCATCTGCTGCCCGAACAGCGTCGTGAGCCTCGAGGCGGCGTTCATCATCGTCACGGTGAGAGCGAAACTATAATTTTGCACGAAGGGCATTTTGCCGATGTGCGCCTTGATAGGAAATGCTCTACCGTGACGTGCCATTTTTAGAAGTAATTAGATCGTTTCACCGACTGGTTTATATTAATTGGCGGGATAGAAAGAGAAGAGGGTGCTGGGGCGATTGATATAAGACTTCCATCCCAAAATCCCGAGTTGCCAGTAACACTCATCGAATAACTTCCGGCAGGATGTATAACGCCGTTGCTATCTCCGAAAAGTGTTCCTGATCCAATGGCGGTGCTACTTTGTCGCAACGTTGTCCCCGTGCTTGCTGAAATTGCTGGCCCTTGGTTATTAAAAAATAGTCCTATTGCCCACGAGTTGTCTGCGGCAGTGGTGATACTTGTGCTAAACGTACTTCCCGAAGTTGCATTACTGTTTGTTGTGCTGTCAGGCTCGCCGGTTTGTTTTACTCCGGTATAAGATCCGCAATATACGATTTCGCGCGACGCTCCCGAACCGCTTCCGGTGCTGGGGATCGTCACCGATACCGTATTCGATCCCGTCGGTGGATTGAGGAGATACCCTACCCACATATAGCATTGTGCTCCGAGAAAACTTGCGGAGGTATTTGTGAGCGCCTGCCCACCGTAGCTAACAGCCGATGGCGATTGATGGTTTGACCCAGCGTTATCTCCAGTCTGAATGGCGATCACTAAAATCCCGTTCGCGTTTGAATTGACGGTATAGGAAAAAGTAAAAGCAACACCGGCGGCTTGCGATGTGCTGTTTCCCTGACCTGAATTATCTAGTGCGATTGCCATAGTGGTATTTTTCTATTCTTATCCGACTCCCCCCGCTTTTGCGGGGGGGATTTTCCATCGCTAGACTTCGACGATGACGTAACAGTAAGCGTTCACTGCCGCGCCGGCGGTCACGCGGATGCGGAGCGCGGATGCGGCGTTAAGCATAGGCTCACGTCCCAGCGGGAATTGCTTCACGTACTGGTTTGACGGAGCGACGAGCTGATAATCAAGCTCGCGCGTTGCCGTGATCGAACCTTCTGCGGTCGATGTATATCCGGTCGCGGTCGTTCCGACTGACACATAGGCAGTCGTTGGATCTTGTTCGAGTGGATTGAGGCGGGTGATATCTTGTGCCACGGCAGCAGTCACGGTGGCGAATACCGTCCCTGTCTCGACCAGCTCGCACTCGATCGGGGTTGCGGCGGCCGATCCATCGAATGAGATACCCCATTCTACGACTTTTCCGGTGACGCCCGAGTTGAGTTTCAGCTGAAGCATCGTCTTGATCGCCGTTCCGGTCGTTACTTTCACCGGGGCTGCGGTTGTTGGCATTGCGCCGTTTTGGTAAAGAAGAAGCATGATATTTTTTTAATGTTTTATTTTTTTCGACCTTAGTAATTTACCGTCCATACGATCTGAAGTTGGACGCCATTCGTGAGGGTAGCCTGGCTCGAAAGGTTCGCTTCGACGAACAGGTTGCCGCTCGATGCCGCATCCAAGAGAGCTGCCGAGTTGATGTTTGTCGGAGTTGCTCCGCAGGTGAAGGTATTGCTCACCGTGTATGATGCCGCACCGTCGAGAGAGCTGGGGCCAGTGTAGCTTCCCTGCGTTCCAAGGGTTCGCGCGAGGCCGGAGTTTGCTGTTTCACCGGAGAGCGTGGTATCACCGGCCGCCGGCGTGAGGACGGTCGGCGAGAGCGCGATGTACTTCGGCGGGAGAGGCGACGTGATGCTGTTCAAGCTCGTCCCGGTGATAAGCGATCCGATGAGGTCGGCGCCCTTATTCACGCGCGAGTTGAATGAAGGCATGGTGTTCAGGAATAGATCGCGGATCGTGAGATGCTGTCCCACTGGCCGGATGATCTTCGCTTTGATCCGGTTATATCCCTTGACTCCGAAATAGAAACCGATTGCAGGCCCTACATAGGGCAGATGAAGAATGAAGTGTGTGATTTTTTTCATAGATTTATTGTTATTTTTTATTCGATACTCTCGGGACGCATGCCGACGACGTCCGGCTTATCTTTGTCGCGTGTTCCGGTCGCATGCGCGAGGCTTTGAACGATCGCATTGGCTTGTGCTACATAGCCAGCGCCCTTCGCCTCCTGTCCGTTCGCGCTCAGATAATCATCGGCCATGAACAGGCAGAGAGCATCGTGAAAGTTTGAATCGAACCCTGGCACGGTGGTATCGGCAGTGCCATAGCTCGCAGGAACGGCGAATTGCGTTGTCGACCTTGCGACCCATACCTTGAGTCCGTTTGTCATGGTGCAGGATATCCCATTGTCGGCGGCTGGCTTCAGCCAGAGAGAATTGCCGATCAGCGCGTATTCGCCCGGCAGGCCCGGAATGTTGTTGTAATAATCGAAGTCCATACCAGTCTCGCGTTCGATTTCGAGGGGATCGATCTGGTTCAGGGGTTCCCAATTGCCATTGATGTCGAGGATCGAGACGCCTTTGATCTGAAGGATCGTCGAGCCGAGGCTATAGTCGGTCTGTCCGCTCACGAGATTGGTCGTGGCGACCGGAAGCGAGGTCTGGTTGGTGTCGTCCCACGTCCAAATGTCCGAAGCCTTCCACAGTGCGGTGGCAATCTTTGCAAGGGCAAGATTTCCCGATGCGGTGACGTCGGTCAGCGCCCAATCGGCGCTATGGTCGAGCGAATCTCCGAACGTCTTGAAGAATGTTCGCTGGATGATGCCTTGATGGTTAGTGGGATCGCTCCATTGCATGGTTTTGGTGGATAAAAAAAGCAACCCCGACAGGGGTTGCTCGCCGTAGCTTCAGCAACTATAGATTTATTCTAACTCCCGGTAGAGGGGTGTCAAGTACTCCACGATCGCCACCTTTCCTTTGATGCTCTGTTGGATCACCCCGAGCTGCTGGCGCCACACCTGCGACTGCGCAGTGCTGATGATCAGCTGCTTGCTGTAATACTTTTCCATGATGTAGTCGCGCTGGAGGCCGTCGAGGTTCGCTTGGATGATCGAGCCGATCGTATCCTTGCGGCTCATAACCTTGCCCACGATCTCTTGCGGGATCTGGTACTTATCCACAAGCGCTTGGCACGGATCGTTCAATGCGTCCTGCTCTTTCTGTGCTACAGATTTTGCAGGAGCTTGAGATACTCCGGTAGGAGTGCCGTCCAATTTTCGGACTGTGCCTTCTTTATCAACTTTGAGGAAGTCTGCCATATATTTTTATTATACCATTCGTCTATTTTTTGTGCGACCTTTGCCGGATCGATATCCGCATACTCGATTCGCTTCTTGATATCCACCGATAGCTCGCGGCGGATCGGGATGAGCCACTCCGGCTCGAGGATCTTGTTTTGCGGGTCCATATCGGGCATCAATGTCGGCATACCTGCCGCCATTGCTTCCCTCATGGGGAGGCATTGCCCGGAATGCTTTCGAGGGATCACGAGAACGTCGCCGTCGGCATACATATCCCAGTAGTGCTTCGCTTCTCCCCTGATCTCGGCGCGTTTGTCTTTTGTCTTCAGGCCGCCCGCTTGGTCGTAGATGATGAACTTCGCCGGGCTTTTCACCAAGGGAATCACGCGGAGGAATAGTTCCGTTCCGTTCCGGTCCATATACCCGCGGTGGCCTGCGATGTGGACGAACGTCTGCGCCGTTTTGATCTCCCGCGCTTTCACGCGATCGGTATTGATGGGGAACGGTAGCACCTTTTTGGGATTCGGTACGTCAGCTTCATGCCATGGCGTCGGCAGCAGGAAGAGATCGGGGCGATTGATGCCGGTGCATACGTCGAGGTATTCGTAATTCACGCGCAGGATCGTTTTCACGCCGGCGCGGTGGCATATCGAGAAGAAGAACGGATGATAGCCAGTCTCGATTGCGAACACCACGTCGAGTCCTTCGAGCCATGTGCGGATCTCATGCTCGCTCGGTACGCCCCTGATCACGGTCGAGCCAGGGAATCGCTCGGGGTGCTGCTTCTTGTATCCGATCATGAGCGTCATGATCTTGTCCGGCTTCACATGCTCAACGAACTCCATAGACTCGACGCCGAGTCCGGTATCATCGCACCGGGCAATGAATCCTATTCGCTTATTGGTTTTTGCGCGTTCCATGGAGGTAGAAGATAACCTCATGCCATACCCCTTCGCGCAGATCGAACCACTGCGCAAGCCGGTCCCGGAATTTCATATAGTCCTCGATGTTCGTGACGAAGCCATGCACTTCCATCGAAAATGCTTTGATGTCTTTCACGCGATCGCTTTTCATGATCTCGAACTCGCTACCTTCGCAGTCCATCTTCAGGAAGTCCACCTCGTCCCAGCCTTCCATCGCCTCGTCGAGCGTGATCGCCGGGACCTTCACGGATGCGTTTGCGTCGCGGGCGAATATGGCCGAATGGGCGCCCAAATTCTCCGAACAGCTGTCATAGAGGGTAATTTCGCCATGGTTTGACCAGACGGCGTCGTTATAGGGGGTCACAGTGGCCTGGAAATCGTTCAGGGCGATGTTTTCGAGCATAGTGGCGTAGTTGTCGGGATCCGGCTCAAAAGACCTCACAGAAGCCCCTTTTGATGCCGCGAACACCGTAAAGCTCCCGAGTTGCGCCCCGATGTCGATCACCTTGTCGCCCGGCTTGATCGTGTCGCCATAGACCTTCTGTGCGCACACCTCTTGGATGATCGCCTCGTCGGTCGAGTTTCGAACGAGCCACTTCAGATCGAATGCGTCATGTCGATATTTTTCTTTCATTGCTTTTTGGTTGCCCAGATGTAAGGGAGCGACGAGTCCCACTTGTTTTGCTTCAGCTGAATATCAAAATATGGCCGCAGGATATCGAGGAATCCCTCGAGCGGCTTCACCGGGTGGAACTCCATCACGATCTTTTGGATTTTCGCCATCGTCTCGGGTGAGGCGGCTTCGAATATCTCATGCTCTGCGCCTTCGCAGTCCATCTTGATCATATCGATGCGGTCCAGGTCCTTACAGATCTCGTCGAGGGTGATGCTTGCCACCTTGATCTTGCCGGCGCCAATATCTCCCACGATCCTATGGCCTCCGATATTCACCGGGTTGAGGTAGAGAGTGCGGCCGCCCTCATCTCCCGCTACGGCCATCTTGAATGCCGAACCGCTTGCGAATATGAAGTCATTGGCTTTGACCTGCGCCACCAGCCGGTCGTAGTTGTGCGGCTCGGGTTCGAATGCGTACACTTTCGCGCTCGCCTGGAGGGCATAGAGCGTGAAGTAGCCGATGTTTGCCCCGATATCGAGGACAATCTGGCCCGGCTCCGGCTGTTCGCCGTAGACTTTATCCACCCATATCTCGTCATAGATGCCTTGCTCTTTGTCGTCTTGGATATCGAGGATCATGTTTTGTATGGATCAATTTTTTTGCCCGCGATGACCTTGAGGATCTGCTCTGCCCGGTTCACGAAGGTCTTGTGCTTCGAGACGTACTCCATGCCTGCCGCGCGGATCCGTTCTCGCTCCGTCGGGTGCGCGAGATAGTAATCGATCTTGCGCTTCAGCCCTTCGAAGTCTCCGTAATCGTATGGCACGAGATGCTTGCCATATTCGAACTCTTTCTCGAGTCCTACCACTTTCGGATGGATGGCGAACCCGCCGCGCCCGATCGTTTCGTACACCCGGTTGCTCCAGTACTCGCGGCTGTTCAGGCTGTCGCAGACCACCACCTTTGCCGATGCGTAGACGTCATTCAGGTCTTTTCCGAACACCATGATCTTGTGGCCCGGATCCTCGTTGCCAATCACGTCGCCGAACAGTTTGAAGCGGTCGCCATAGGTCTTCTTGAGGAAGTCCACCAGCTTGCGCCGGTACGGCCATTCCTTCAGGTAGTGATAGGTTCCGACAAACGCCACATCACATGCGTATTCCTCTTTGGCGGTACCCATTCCACATTCAGCCCCGTATACCGCTGCAGGAAGATAGTGATGCCTGATCCCACGAGCTTCGAAGATATCATCGTGGCCTCCGTCGACAGTAAATACGTAGTCTGCCCGCCAAAATGGATTATTTGCCATTCCCATGGCACGGTTAAGCCCGAGATAGAGGTCAAGAGTGTAAGAAACTGATCGGATGCCCAGCTTGGTAAAGTCGAACGGCATGCCGAATGTTCGCTGGTAGAAGACCGTATCGCATCCGACAGCAGCATCTCTTATCGCTTTTTCGCTACAGTTTTTTTCGCTGATCCTGACGACTTCGATGCCGAGTTCTTCGAGGCTTTTCGAGAGGTGGGTTTCGGTGAGGTAGTCGGCGAAGAAGTTGCCGATGTAGAGGACCTTTCGGACTCGGGGAGATGCTCCATCAGATGTTCCGTCAGCGATTCCGGGCTTTCCGCCACGTGGCCGCATGTTAGGCATTCGAGTGGGTTCTTGTCTTGATTTTCCGGTAGTTCGACTCCCACTCCGGATTCGCCTTCCTGCGCGGCCACCGGGCCGAGGATCTCGAAGTTCAGGCCGGCTTCGATATTCCGCTTGATGCCCACGAGTTCGCTCTCTCCCACCACGACCACTGTGCCGTGGGGATTCTTCACGTAGAAATTATTTTTATCCTTCATGATTTTGTGGAATGATTGCCATTACATCATCTTCGGAGATCACGCCGTATGTCACGCCTTCAAGCTCGATCTCCTCGGGTGCATATTTTTTATAATATACCACGTCGCCAACACTCACGGCAATGCAGAGAGGCCCGGCATACTTCACCGTTCCTTTCGTGCCGCTCGGTTCGTCCGCGCCGGTGATGATGATCCCGGACTTGCTCTTGTTTTCGACCGCAAGAGGTTCGACGAATAGGTTGTTGCGCAATGGTTTGATCGTCATTTTTTCGGTATGCGCCGGTTCATTCGTGCCATCATCGGATCGTTCTTGCTCGGCGCCGGCAAGAGTCCTTTTCTGATCGCTATTTGGATCTTGGTATCCATGCAGAGCGACAGTTCGCGCTCGAATAGCTCATTGACCTCGGACGCTTTCTGCGGGGTCATTTTCCCGCCCACGATGAGCTGACGCAACACCGCTTTTTTGTCTTCGGGAGTGCTGCGCGATTCAAGAAGCTCCATGGCCGTGTTGATCGTCGAGTAGTCCGTCGTGTCTTTCGTGAGGCCGGTGCGGATCTTCTTCGATACGACGTCCCAGCATTCGTTGTTGATGCAGATCAGCCGATCCCGGACCTTGCGGTCGAGACCTCCGCCGATATTCGGCATTGTCGTCATCTCCTTCATGCTAGTCGACGGAGAGTTTCGAGCGGATGCCGCCGTTGCGCATCTCCTCGATCAGCTCCGGATCGCCCATGTACACTTTCGTGTTGCGGGGCGGCCGTTCAAAGTGACCTTTTGCTGCCGTGTATTCGGCTCGCTGGGCATCGTTATTGGCCTTATTGAACACCAAGTTTGCCTTTTCGATGTCGCGCTCGAGCTTCGCCGGGATCGTCTGTTTGGCGTTGATGAGCTGGGTCCGCTGCGCCATCAATACGGCGAGCGCATTGCGCGGCACCTTCGTCATCTCCCGATAGATCTGCCCATTGGATACTCCCATGAGCTTCCAGCGAGGTTCGTATTGCGCATAGGGCTGCCATGCGTCTTTTTCCGTGAACTGGACGATGTTGCCGTCCGGCTTTCGGAACCAATATAGCTTTTGGAATTTCATTGTTTTAAGTGTACCATGGCTAGTTTTTCCTGTGCATGCGAGGCGAGAGAGTTTGTGTGCGCAACTCTCGCCCCACCACCACAAACTGCTGTGGCAGGGCGCACAAGAGATAGGGTCACGACTCACTAGGAGACCGTGGCGGTATCGGAAACTGTAATGACCACACCGAACGGATCGCGGACGACGATCGTACCGAAGATGATGTCAGTCACGATCAAGAGGCCGAGGTTCTCAAGGAGATACTCGCTCTGAACGCGGACTTTCGAACCACCTGGGGTCTGAATGCCGAAGCCGAATGCGTTTTTGTGGGCCAACAGGTTACGGTAGCCTCCCAAGTTATCCACGACGTTCGTCGAGACATAGATCGGGATGTTATAGATCTCGCCGCGGAGGCCGTTCGAATGGGGTTTGCCATTGATCGTGCCTGATTCCACAACGGAGCTATTGTCCCGGCTATTCAACGAATAGGCCTGGTAATACTTGGTGATCGCCGCCGCCTGGTTCCAAAACACGTTCGGATGGAGGAAGAACGCGAGGTTCCCGAACTCCGTGTCGTCGAGGTTTTGGGCTTCGATGTTGGCGATCGCCTGGCGGGCTTCCTGATCCGTGAAGGCTGCGGCGCTGTTCGTGATCAAGTTCGTCGAGAGCGAGGACCAGAGGCCAAAGAGGGAGACCTCGAGGGCGTTCATAGTCGTCTTTCTCATCTGATTCGCGTACTCTACGTTGAAATTGAAGCTCTTTTGGAGCTGGGCAATATCCTTGTCGCCTGCGAGGGCGGCAACGTAGTTGTGCGTGTTGATCGCGAGCTGCACCTTCACCTGTGCCGGATCCGCGAGTGTGACCTGGGCGCCCTGCGTCGACTGCGTCTGCACCGAGAACGTGTTGGTGTAGAGGTTCGCAATGTCGAACGTCGAGCCGCCTTCAGTCGCGTACTCGCTCAAATCGAGGAAGAAGTTGGATGCGACGGTCGACGCGAACATCTGTTCGAGTACGATCGGGGTCCAAATTTCCGGGATGGAAGCTGCGAGGTTGGCTGCTGTAAACTGACTGGAAAAACTAGCCATTTTAAGTTGTTAAAGATGGGTTATTCTTCGCTACCCCCTTGTTTTCCCTGAACACGCTTCTCGAAGACAGATCGAGCATTATCGATGACCGCTTTCTGCCGATCGGCAGGGGTCTTCGCATCGCTGTAGCCCGGAATCTCGTCGTTAGACAAGATCGAACCAACGCGACTGCTCGGGGGGGGTGTACCGTCCCGACCGCGGGTCTGCTTTCTTTGCGCCTCGATGCCGGCTTTGAGGATGGGGTTAGCCATCAGCGCTGCGGGCGTCAGTTTCATCTCCTTCGCCAGTTTGGCGATATTGATGATCTCTGCGTTGGAATAGCCGTCACCTTGCAGGGTGATCAGCTCCATCGTAGTGATTGGCGCTTCCTCCGAGTTGGATGCCGGAGGCGTGACTTTGTGGTCACCATTCTGCGGAACCTGCTCGTTACCCTTATCGTCCTTCGGTTTTTCTTCCGTCTTTTTGAGACGTGCGAAAATTTGCGTATTCAGCTTTTTCACCGTTTCCAAGTCGGTGGCCTCGTTATTTTGTTTGATGAGATCTTCGAGGCTTGGCTCACTGCCATTGTTACCGTTGGCATTCGGGGTTTTTTCGTTCTCCATTTTAAGAGATGGTTACTCGATTTAGCGTCGACGTTCGAAGATCGACGGAGGTTTTAAGAGATCCTCGACTCACAGGGATGACTCCCTGTGCCATGAGCGCCTTGGCCGGTTTTATTCCGCCCATGGTACAGAGAGCCAGACCTGCCGTTTATATTCGATTGACTTTGCGCTTCACTGCACCTTTCGGTCCTTGCGAATGCATCTTACGGCCGCCTCCGGTCGTGGTTGATGCGGGAACTCCCGGCATAGCACCTTGGCGACCAGATCGTGTCGCTTGCGCGGCCTTCCGATTGCCAGATCCTTTCGTGATGCCCGGCGCCTTGTGACCGGTAAGCTTCGAGGCTGCTTGGTACGTCTTCCCCTTGGTGATCGCACCTGCCGGCTTCGTGCGTCCATTGCCGGTCATCTTGTTGAATGCTCTCTTTGCCTGTTTTGATCCTGCTGTTTCCATGGTTTTGATGGTGTTAGGATTTCCGACCTTTTTTATTCATCCGATTGAACGCCGATTTTGCGGCCTTCATGTTTTTGCTGCCCTTCTGCTGGGCATCCACTGGCGCAGCTCTCAAGCTGACCATTGCAAGCCTGCGTCTGGGCGCACCCTTCGCAGGATACTTCCCAGATCGCACTTCTGTTCCGCCGGGCGTTCCGGGAGCATGCGGCACTTTCGTGAGCTGCTTTCCGGTCTGTCCTTTGGATCCTTTCGGTGTGTGTTTTGCCATGATCTTATGCGATCATTTTTTTATTCAATCGCGGACGAGGCGATCGACGTCGAGCCGGCTTCTGCATAGGCGTTGGGCGCATGCGGCCGGGCGGATTGATCTTCATCGGAGACGCACCGGGTTTCATCTTCGGTGCGGCCGGTCCTGTCTTCGGCGTGTAGCCGGAATTGGGAACCTGATTTTTTGGCAGTCCAAGATTCGGGTTATATCCCTTCATGGATCCAGCATCAGATTCGCTTGGTAGTTTTGCCATATTATTTTTATTCTAAGACTTTTCTATTTCCACACAACGGTGATGTCCTGGTTCGCGCCGGAGGTCACGATCGTGATGCCATTCTGCATTGAGACGCCATACTCGACTGCGTTCGGTCCGATTGCGGTCAAGACCGAGGCCTGCGTAATCGTCCCGAGTTTTGCGCCGCTTCCGACTTTATTGTTGTAGATCGTCACCACGCCGTTTGCGAGCGGGGTATTGATGATGACCTTGATCAGCTTCGACCCGGTCGTCGATACGATGGTCGTCGTCTGGGTCGTGATATTGGTGAAGTTATAATTGTCGTCCATAGTGATGTTTTATTATCCGAAATCTTCCTGTGTTTTTCCTACTTCCTGCCCCGGCTCGACCCGCTCCGAGAGCTTGACCGGGTTGATGAAGTACTTCCGTATTGCGACAATGGCAATCTTTGCGCTTTCGAACTCCTCCTTGGAGAGATGCTCGAGGTCACCGATCTCCGCGATCACCTTCTCGCAGTATTCTAGGTGCGCGGCTTTCATCGCGCGATAGGTGTTCAGAACCTGTGTATTGAGAGGGGTTAGTTTCATAGTTGTTTGCTGGTTGGCCCGGCGCCGACTGCAGCGGGGGCGTTATTGCCTCCCGGCGGCGCAATTTTAGGCATCGATGCGCCGGGCTTCATCGGAGCGTTCGGATCTGGCTGGCCTGCGCCTGGTCCTTGCGGTTGCTGCGCCTGCGGAGAGTTCGCCTGCTGGGTCATTTGCTGCTCGAGCATATCGAGTTCGGCCGGTTGCATGCCGCTGAACTCGAGGATCTTGAATGCGATCGCTCTCGTAGCTTTATTCTGAAGCACTGCCGGATTTTGCGCAATGAGTGTGAGGAACTGCTGGAGGATCGGCGTCATGCCTTGGAGGTCTTTGTTCTCGCCGGTGATCACGATCTCGAGTCGCGCGACGAGGTTCTCGTAGAACGATGCCGGGATCTCCATGCCGTGGTTGTTCCGGTTGCGGAGCGCTTTCTCGATGCGCATGGATTCCTTCGCGCGTTCATCTTGGCTCGGCATGAACCCGGTCTTTTTCACGTACGCGAGCGCGGCATTATTCACCTGCGCTTCGACGATGAATTTCGTGAACTGATCGATGTCCGCATACGATCCCACGAAGGTGAACATGTGCTTGCGCTTCTTGTCGTCCTTGAAGCTCGGGAGGATGTCGTTCATGAGGAGCTTACGGAGGAAGATACCGAGGTTCTCCTGCTTCTTTTTGTAGTAGCTCGCTGTGTTCGACTGGAGCCACGCTATGGCCTGTTTGTTCGGCTTGCCGCCCATTCCCGCAGGATCGCTTGAGAACGCCTTCTGGGAGGCGTTTTTGTCCCACCGCGCGTTGTTCTGGCTGAATGCCGAGAGGTCGGTGTTGTCGCTTTGCACCATCTTGAGGTCGCCCTGCGTTTTGATGAGCTGCCCGATCTGCATTTCACGTATCACGTTCCCTCCGAGGCTGTCGTCGTCGGTCGTGAAGATCTTGAGCGCCTTCAGATACAGTCCTTTCAGCTCGAGGTAGCCAGTCTCATTGTCATGACGCTGATTGTCGGCGAGGTATTCCATCTCTCCGCCTCCGAGCCACCTGCCAGCGACGTTGCTCCATTTCAATTCCCGGTATGGCAGTTCATCCACTTCGTCGCTGTAGAGCTTGATCGGAGGGAATGCCATGTTGTCCGGCTGGTTGATGTTCGCTTCGATGCCGAATGTGCTGCCGCCGCTCGATGCGTTCGGACGGATCACCCAGGCATACCACGTGCGCTTATAGCCTTCTTCTTCCATTGTGTAGTATTCATAAATATCGTAATCCTGCTTGCCGATCTTGAAGAGGCGTTGCACTTCGTTCTTATCCCATTCCTTGTGACGGAGAATCTCGCCGCGGCTCATGCGGTGAAGCTCGCCCACGAACCCGGAATCTTTGAGCCACTTGTTGCTCGGATCCATGCGGAGGTTTTCTATCGGCACGATCGAGACGCCGATCGATTCGCCGACGCGCTTATGCTTCTTGATCACCACATGCCCGAATTTCGGGTATTGCTCGACGATATCGTTCAGGAGGCTATCGAAGTCGTTCTCGGTCAGCCATTGGCGAAGCTCGCGCTCCATCACCCATGTGGATAGCTCGCTTTGCTTCGGTATGCCGATCAGCTTGATCATCGAGGTGTTCACGTCGACGTTCTTCGAGGCCATCTCCGAGAGTGGCCGCGATGTGTGCATCCAGTATTTGTACTTTCCTTGCGAGTCCTGCGTTCCGCCTTTGAACTTTCCCTCCCAGTGGCGATCGATCTGGCGGATCGTATCGGGGAGGTTATGCCCATACCCGCCCGGCATGGTGACCGTGCGCGTATATTTGTTCATGTCCTTCAGAAAGCTCATGTGTGTTGTGGGTAATAAAATAGCGCACCTCGTTTGGGTGCGCTCGCCGTGGCTTCAGCGCTTATGAGATAACTTTAGCACTCTACTCTCTGCCGTCAAGAGGCACGAACTCTTGATGCGTGATCACGATATCGACAATTTTGCCGCCTTGCCGCACGGAGACCTTGAGCGTCGATAGCGGCACCAGTTTCCGGTACGCCATGACGAGCCGCATTTCGTCTTTCGAGAGCGCGTCCTGAAGCACCTGGATATTCTCCAGTTCTTCGGCCGGCGTTTTCTGTTTTGGGAATCCCGATACGTTGCCGCTCATTCGAATGAGTCTTTTTTACGATCCTCGGCACTGTACTGATTATTGCCTCGGAAGGTGTTTTGCCCGAGCAGGCGGCCGACCTTGTCGCCTACGGTTGTTGCCACGGCATGCGATGCTTGGGGCCTGCTCATGAGGCCATAGCGTGCTGCGTCCGGTGCGTGATCTTCGCCGTCGGAGTCGCAGTCTTCCACGTTCTTGTCGTCGTAAATGAGCGAGGGCAGTGTGCGGATCAGGTTCGGACACGTTTCGCATACGAGCATCCTTGGGGAGAGGACGCCGTTCACCATCGCCGGCGCCAGATATTCGCGCATGACCGTCCATCCGGGTATGCGCCGGTTGTCTCCTTTCTGCATAATGATCGTCCTTTTGCGGATCAGCTGATACTCGGCCGCCATGATGTCTGCACCGCTCAATTCGTGGTCATTTTCGCCCTTCTTGGCCCAGATAGCGGGATCGCAGACCATGTACACGATTTCCTCGTCGAGAGGCGTCATAGCGCAGATTTCGGCCATCAATGCCCGATAGGTGAGGCCGGTCTTGTACAGCTCACGGTAGAAGATCGCGCGACCGAACTCGTCGACGTAGAACCAGAGCGCACAGGACGGCGCCGCATAGCCATAGTCCACACAGATATATTTCTTGTGGTAGCGCAGAGGCATCTTCGGCGTGATGACGTGGAGATCCCGCCGCCATTCTTTGAAGTATTGCCCTTGGAACACATCCCAGTCGCCCTCGAGGAACGCCCGTCGCAGCACTTCCGGCATCGATTCCAATGTGCGCATGTAGTCGCCGGTGATATACGGATTGTCGCTCGCTTTCGCCGCCACGTACATGAACTGGTCGCTTTCCTTTTCGTTCGGGTCGTAGATGCGATCGAGCCACATCTGCTTCACCCATTGCGATCCCTTCCCGCCCGGATTGGTTGCCGCGATGAACTTCGGATGCTTGATGCCTTTCCAGCGGAGACGAGTGCGGAGGAAGTCGAACGTATTGCGATCGTTCTTCGTCAGCTCGTCCACAGCGATCGCGGCGAACTCGCTCGATTGATATTTGCTCGCGTCGTCGAGGTTTCTGAATGCGATCGTGCCGCCGCCCCACCGCTTCTTCAGCGTGAAGTTGTGGTCGGTAGCGTTGTACGTTCCCAGCTCGGGCGGGAACTCATGCTTGATGCGCGATATGTGCCGGTCCTTGAGGCTTGGGAAGTCTTCACAGAAGAGAGCGACTGTCGGATGCCGAACGCCGTTGATCGCCCAATACACAAGGAGCTTTACGAGCATCCACCTGAGCCAGTATGACTTTCCGCCGGCCATTGCGCCGCCATAGAGCAGGTACTTGAAGTCGTACACCAATCCCTCGGCGCGTGTCTGCTTCTCGGTGAAATTGGAGATCTTATCGATATCAAGCTCGCGCATTGGTTTTCTTTTTGATTATTTGCTTGAAGAGCGGGCAGTCCTTGTTCCAGCACACACGCGTATAGCGCTTTTTTCCGGTGCGCGTGACCGGTGCCTCGAGGTATATTCTTCCGAGCCTTATTTGGCAGTGTGAGCAGTATCGTGTCATGGCTATATTTCTTTCTTTTTGTCCGGGCCGCGCAGGAACACCGCGAGATCATCGTCTTCGAACCCGAGCGTTTGTTTCGACCGGCCGTCAATCTTGTCCCATATCTCGAGCAGCACCGTCGTGTTGCCTTCGGCGATCGCTTTTGTGAGGAGCTTCTTGAGGATCGCTTCAGCGTAGGTGATCTTCGAACCTTCAGGCGTTTTCTCGAGCGTCTCGAGGAGCATTTTCGTTATCGAGACGCCTTTCGGCCGGCCGCTTGGATTTCCCGATTGGCCGGGAAGGAATAGCCCAGTTTTGGGATCACGAACTCCATCCTGCTCTTTCCTGATGGCAGGGTTGGTATTTTTAGGCGTCTTTTTCGATTTTTTGCCGATTTTCTTTTTCATTCTCGTCGATATTCTTATTGATCACCGTCAGAGGATCAGGCACGTATTGCACGCCCTCGATCTTCTTCGGATTGAATCCCCAGGGCAGATGATATTCCCTTTGACCTTCTCTCGTCGGACACTGCATCATCTCCTCGAATTCTTTGTGCGGGCGACACTTTATGAGAATCGTTCCTTTGCCCGGATCTTTAGAGAGGACTATATGCTTCTTGATGCAGGTGATGGTCATTTTCCGATAGAATTATTTTAATTTCTTCGCCGTTTTTTTCGTTAAATTCTCCCACCGCTTTATGATGCGATCACAGAACTTGGGATCGAGTTCCATCGCACGACCTTTTCTCCCGAGCTGTTCGCATGCTATGAGCGAACTCCCGGATCCGCAGAACACATCCAGCACGATATCTCCCTTCTCGCTCGATCGCTTTATCGCGCGTTCGGAGAGTTGCACTGGCTTCTGCGTCGGATGGATATAGGTCTTCGGGTCGTCGCGCTTTTCGTACCACCAATCGAGATGCTGCGCGAAGCGGGCTTTGGGGAGATCCCATAGCTCCGTGAATTTCGAAAATGCGAGATCCTGATAATGCTTCTTGTCCTTCTTCCATCCCACCATGCAGGGTTCGCTTAGACGCTGATACAGGAGGCTTGGCGCCCATGTGGGGCCGTTCTTTAGCCAATGCACCGTCTGGCTCCACTTCCATCCGGCCCCCCCCCCATGCCTCGAGGTTCTCCGCCGTGAATCGTTCGCTGTACCACCAGTAGAGCGTGGCGTCATTCGCCGAATATGCATGGATCTGTTTCAGAGCATCTTGGAAGAACTTCACGAGCGCCGCATCTTTTTTGTCGTCGTTCATGATGCCCTCGCCGTCGCTGTCCTGGTATTTGATGCCATAGGGCGGATCCGTGAATATCATTCTTGCCCGGTCCTTGCCCAGCAGGCGATCGTATGACTTCTTTTCCGTGGCATCGCCGCAATAAAGCAGATGATCCCCGAGCCGCCAGAGATCTCCCACCTTCACGATCGGCTCTATCGTTCCCATGGCTTCCCCGAGTGCGTCATCGTCTTCCTTCGTCTCGATCGTGAGATCGTCATCGAATCCGGTAATCGTGATATCGAGGCCTTCGAGCTTCAGCTCCTTCAGTTCCTCGATCACGAGGTCCATGTCCCAGTCGCTTTCGTTCAGTTTATTGTCCGCGAGCCTATACGCTTTGATCTGCGCATCCGTGAGGTCGGTTGCCTTGATCGCCGGCACATCGTACATCTTGAGCTGTATGGCCGCGAGCATGCGACCGTGACCCACGATGACCGAATTATTTTTGTCGACGACTACCGGTTGATTGAACCCGAACTCTTTGATGCTCCGGGCGATCGCCTCTATCTGCCCCTTGGGATGCTTCTTTGCATTTTTGCCGTAGGGCTTGAGATCTTCAATTGGTATGAGCGTGATCTTCATGAATTATATTATACAACATTTTAAAAGGAGTGTCGGGGGCGGCCTGATACCCGGCGGGTGGGGAGTACCTGGGTAGAAGTAAAAGACCAGCCGCGGCGTGGTTCGCCTATTTTCCCAGCGGGAGACCCTGCTCGGGGAATCTCCCGCGCCCCCGATCGTACTATTCGCCTGCCTGCTTCTGCTCTGCGGCGAGTTCGAGCGCGAGGATCTCGGGAAGACCGGCCGTGAGGGTCGGGACATCCGCGAACGTCTGGCTCTGCTGCTCACCCTGTCCCGCAACGAAATAGGCGGCGGTGAATGTCCCGTCGTCGTTCTTCGTGATGGTTATTTGGATCATGATTTTTTTGATGTTGGTTTGCCGACCTTTACTGCCGATATCTCTATCTCTGCCCTGGGATTCGCTTTATCGTATCCGCCGTAGCGAAGATAGATCTCTGGCACTTCCTCCCAATTGTCGTCCGCGAGGACGAAGTTATCCACAAGAAGATCCATCAGACTTTCCGCTTTATTCGTGAGATCCTCCTTGCGTCGTGTCGCTCCGAATATAGTTATTGAAATTTGCTTGGGGCCGGAGAGCGCGATGCGATTCGCCGACCCCTTCACTTGGCTTTTGAGTTCGTATGATGCGACCGTATGCCATGCTTCGTGCGCCTTCGAGCTTATCATCACCGGCCGATGCCCGGCGTAGACGAGGCGCTTCGAGTTTTTCTTGCTTGGCACATGGCCGTGGAGTGTTATGGTCATTCGAAGTTTGACCGATCAAGATCCGACATTTTCATTCCCTTCCACGCTCCGATCTTGCAGTCCGGGCATGCCATATAATTGCGCCATCCGTGGTAGGTCGCATTCGTATGCTTGCATGCCGTCCACTGGCCATACCACCAGAGGTTCTTGATACGCTTGTTGTACTTGACCTTATGCACTTCGCACTCGGCGGTATAGTCTTCGATCATGAGATTTGTTTTGGTTGTTGAGGGGTGAGCTGTGCCTCGTACTCCTGATTTATTTTTTCCCATTCGCGGATCGCAACGGCGATTGCGCTTGTCCCCAGTCCCCGGAGAACTCCGGGAGGCAGGTTGACACCCATACTTTCGAGCTGTTGTTCTAATTCTACCGCGAAGTGCGTGGATAGGGCAAGACAGCTCGGGTCCGACTTTGCCCGCTCGGCTTCCTTCATGACCTCCTCCGCTTTTTTCATCACAAAGCCGATCGGATTGCCGTACTGCGCGTTATGTCGATCGGCCAGATGATCGTTTGTGATTTGCAGGATGTTTCTCATGGCTAGTATGCCGGCATGGCGATGATGCCAATGTGCGGCTCGGGGGTTGATGTCTGCACCGGCGTTGGCGCCGTCTCCGCTACCGGCGCCGGTGCGGCCGCTATCGATTCTTCAGCTACCGTCACTGCCTGCTGCGCCATGGCGATCGTCGTGGTCGACGGATATTTCGTGATCATGAAGAGTGCCAATTGGAGCAGGAGTGATATTGATGTGTTCATAGTTTTTTATGTTCGATCGATATGTTTAATGGCGGCAAAGATTTCCTCCGCCACCCGTGGGACCCAGGCGTTGCCGAGTCCTTTGAGCCGAGCGTTCCTATCTTTCAAAAACGACTTTTGGATTTCCGCCGCCGCCAGTGCGACTTCATGTGACATGGATGACAAAGTGTCTTGATGTTCTCTGGCGTATTGTTCTTGATATTCCGGTCCACGTGATGCGCGTCGAGATTTTTCGTCGTCCCACACATTTCGCATATAAGCGTTTTGAACTTCTTCGCTTTCGAACGGAAGGCAGATTTGCTTGTCGGCTCGATTTTTGAGTTTCCACAGGACTGCGAACACGTAATCCGGGTCTTGTACCGTGTCGAATCTTCCAATACGCCATTGAAACGCTTTCGATTGAAAACCTTTCCACAGATAGGGCAAATCTTGTCGGGTAATAGCATTGAGGGTCGGGGCATACTTCAATAATACCCCATCACTCATATCTTTGTCCAATCCTTCGGATAGCCCATTAAATACTCCACAAAGCCAGGTTGCAACTTCAAGCCAGTTTTCGTCCCAGCTACTGCCTCGTTCAGAGGAAACGATGCGTGCGCTCCGCTCGGTCTTATTGGCTTCCACTCTTTCGCTACTCCTCGTTCCATGTGGCTGTCTGGCGTGGGAAGCATCGCAGGTACATTCATCCCATCCTTTATCGCAACCGGGACAATAACAACATCTTCCGTGGGTTTTACTACTGGCGTTGGAAGCATCTCGATTGTCGTTTCTAATCTGTGTTTTGGATTCCCCATTGCAATTTCCTTTTTGCTTGCCGAACCGTTCCCTCCCACTCTCGCGGTGGGCAACAATCCAGACCCTGTCCCTTCGGTGCGGCGCATTGACGGCGACAGCTGGTATAACGAACGGTTGTACTTCGTAACCTTCACCTTCCAGGTCAAGGCACACTTGTTCGAGTACCACGCCCTCGTCCCAAGTAAGTAGTCCCGCAACATTTTCACCGATGACCCATTGAGGTTTGAACTCTCGAATAACCCTAAGCATTTCCGGCCAGAGATAACGGTCATCATCCGTTCCTTTTCTTCGTCCGGCTTGGCTGAAGGGTTGGCATGGGAAGCCGCCGGTGAGTATAAAGGGTGATCCAACGCTTGCGATAAATTCACTGAGTGTTTCGTTGTGGGTTTTTGCTGACTGCTTTTTAGATTCCCCGTGAACGCGTCGCTTGATGTCGGCGTTGGTAGTAAAGGCCCGGATGTCTCCGATGATAGGTGCTTCGGGCCAGTGTTTTTTGAGGATTGCTTGGGCGAATGGTTCATTGTCGCAGAATATGTGGGTTACGTTATTTTTTCCGAATACTTCATCTACTGCTATGCTTGCTCCGCCGATGCCGGAGAATAGGTCTATGTGCGTTATTTTCATGCGTTTATATTCGCGGTGACCTTTTCCGTCATGCGGATCGCGTACAGCTCGGGGTTGATCTTGTTCTCCCGGAGCTTCACGGCGAGGTCTGGGTTGACTGCCAGCGCCGTGCCATTTTGCCGTCGGTAGAATTTAAGCATTTCCCGAACCTGCTGCCGCTTCTCCGCGCTCACTTTTCTCGCTCTTATTTCCATGATTATATACCTATTACTTTTATTTTTTTCGGCACCACGACGATGATGTCGATTTCCTTTTTCTCCCACGCGATCAGATCGAACTCCTTCCGGGATATCTCCACGATCGGCACGTATGCGTATTCCAGCTCCTTGAGCGCTTGGAGGCGATGATTGCCGTCCGTGATGACCCATTCGTTTCGGGATCCATCGTGCCACGCTGGGAATGCTGTGAGCTTTTCGAGGTCGATATCCTTCTTGATTTCTTCGATCACGGCCCGGTCGAGTTTGCTATTCGTCGACACGATGCGATCGATCTTCACGTACATCAGCTTTCGGTAATTTCTCCTATTCATACTGGAGCGGTATTCTTTTGGTTGATAACGAGCATGTTCGTGATGAATTTCATAGCAGTGGTCCTTGGATGAATCTCAGGCCGGGGATCAGCTCGTCGTGCGCGATCGGCTGTGTTTCGACTTTTTGCAATGGTGCGAGTTTCCATGAGAAGGCGGTATTGCCGGTGACTCGACACTTCCGCTTTATATCCTTCACCACGGCGCCGGTGCGGACGAGTGGGCATCGGATGCCCGATATCGTCGATGGTGCTATTTCCATCAGCATGCCGGCTTCCTGATCGGTGAGTGACAGCTTCGATTCCAAGAGGGCTTTATAATTTTTCGCCAATCTGCCCATGTTCATTTTGTTCCTCGCTTCTACGGATGTTTCTTGGATCATAGGAATCGTGGCTCGGCCTCGTCCTCGTCTGGTTCGAACAGCGGCTCGAATGTGCCGGGTATATTTTCATCGTCCTGGTCGACGTCCGGGGCGGGTTCTGCTTTTGCCTTCTTCGTCTTTTGAGGCTTGATCGTGACCGGCGCGTACCCGGGTTGATTCTCCCGGAGCTTGCATGCGCAATCGTCGGCATGGATCCAGCCGCGCTCGAGGTAGAGAGCATTGTGCTTCGCTATGTCGAACGGCTTTTTTGTTGGTGTTGGCATGGTCGTTTTTTTAATTTTTTGCCGCAAATCTTATTTAAGAGAATCTTAAGATCTGAAGAGAAGATAAGAACTTATTGTTATTAGCGACCCCTCAAAATTCATCGAATCTTCATTTTGAGCCATATGGTTGCTCACTTTGCCCTGTGTATATCTTGGGGATTACCATTATTTTTCTGGGGATAGCCCTGTGTATCCGCTGGGCATAGGTAGGCTTCCGCATCGCTCACCGATCTCTTGGTATGCCTTTATGGCATCGGAGGCCATTTTAAGCGCGTCAGCCTTCGTCCTCATGGTCTCGAATGTCTCTATGGCGCCGGTCAGCTCGGGCAGCATCGTCCCGAAGTTGAATCGAGTCGGCATCCAGTGAAGCCTGATGCGTTCGGCGAGCTTTCCGTAGAGCAGGAAGATCAGGAGCTGGTAGAAGTCGAGCTGGCGGTGTTCGTCCGCCCGGCGCTGGCTCCAATCCTTTCCGGTCTTGTATTCGCCGATCGTCATCGTGCCGGGGTTCCATCCGTCGAGCTTGCCGGCGAACCGGATGCCCGCGAACTCCTCGTTGATGGCGAACTCTCTATGCGGATATTTTGGTAGCAAGGTGCGGTAGTGTTCGAGCATTTCGTCTTCCTGCGGATCGTCCGATTCAAGCATGTCCGCCACCCGGAGTCCGATCTGCATCGGGGGGTTCGTCCATTCGCTGATCACCGGCTGGCCGCAGGTGTGGCACTTCCCGCTTTCCCAGTCCGGCCGCCAGAGGATCTCTCCGCACGATCGGCATTGAGGCGGGCAGTAGTGCTTCACGAACTCATTCGGACTGCCGGTCCACTTCTCGAATGCGCTCCAGCTGATGTACGGCCGGGGCCACCAGAGCTTATTTTTTGAGGCTCTTGAGGTGGTCATTGATCAGGCCCATGTACTTCATTTTTTCCTGATTCGTGAGGTCGACGTTCTCACTGATCTGCTCGCGGAGCTGTTCGAGTCCCTTCACGTCCTTCTTCGCGGCGAGCGTCCCGATGTATTTCATCCGGGTAGCGTCCATCTTATTCTCCGGTTCCTGCCCTTTCGCCGGCGCAGTGGCTGTCGCTCCTTTTCCGATCGTCGGAGGCGCCTGGTTCGCATCATTGTCTTCGTCGCCGGTCATAATGCCGAAGGCGTTACAGAAGGCATATCGCTTTGCGAAGGTGAGCGCGGCGCCCACTCTCTGCTGCACGTTCATGTATGCGTCCGGATCCGTCGGGACTTGGAAGCTTGATGATTCGCTGTGGCCGAGCTGATGTGTCACTTTGCAGATCGCCGTGATCTGATTTCCTTCCATCTTCGCCGTGATCGTGTAGCTGAACCCGCACTCTTGCAGGATCTTCTTCACTTGCCCCACGATGCTGTCGAGAGGTGCGAATTTATAGCGTAGTCCGCCGCCTTTCTCCGGCTTGTTCAGCACCGCCTTGTCTTTCTTGATGGTCGGGCAGAGTGCTTGGAATCGTGCCATGGCTTCGTCGAATGCTTTCTTTGCCATCTTCGCTTCATGCCGGTCTTGAAGATCCATAATGCCCTTCATGATCTCGATCGAGGTATCTCCTTTCGCCACCGCGAGCGCCATGAGAGCCATTGGCGTCATATCCTTGTTCTCGGAGGCGATGGCAAGCGAGGTATCCTTCTTGGTTATTTTTTTTCTCATGTTATTCGTGGTAGAGGACCTTATCGCCGTCCTCAAGCTCGATCTCGGTCACTTTCCATTCCTTCGATTTGAAGGCAAAGTAGTAGCCGGTCTCGCATTTTATTTTCCCGTACACCCGAGCGTCGCCGGACACCCAAGCGTCGCCGTACACCCGAGCGTCGCCGGACACCCAAGCGTCGCCGTACACCCAAGCGTCGCCGTACACCCGAGCGTCGCCGGACACCCAAGCGTCGCCGTACACCCGAGCGTTGCCGTACACCCGAGCGTCGCCGGACACCCAAGCGTCGCCGTACACCCGAGCGTTGCCGGACACCCAAGCGTTGCCGGACACCTCAGCGTCGCCGTACACCCAAGCGTTGCCGGCTTCTTTTTCAACATTGAGGTTTCGTTCGTCTTCGACGAAACCACCTTTCGTACCCGCCTTGACCAGTCCGAAGTCGATGATTGCCTCAATGCGCGTCACCTTTCTACCAGACCATTCGCTGATCTTCGTTTCCTCTGTCAATTTATATTTCTTCATGATTGCTTTATTCTTTTCGCGGCGTCCGCAGTTTCGAGGTGCGTCCCCATGTCGGCGTATTGCTTCCAGTATTCGGGGAAGGCCGCTTTAATCCTTCGCAGGTTGTTGTCGTCGGCTTGCGCGGCCGCGTGGCCGAGGGCTTTCACGAATCCCCCGCCGTATGTCGTCATGGCCTTGATCGTCCAGTAGTCTTGGCTGGGGTTGCGTTCGAGGTCCATGGTTATATTGAATTTTTCCAGTCTTCGACGTATAGCATCGCATGCTCAAGCATCTTCGCTCTCCAGTAGAATGCCTGCTTGGCTTTGTCGCTCATCTTGCCGGGATCGGCGTTGTAGTTCTTCTTCGCCATCTCGCATGCGTCGCCGAGCGTTTCGATGATGAATCCACAGAGGTCTTCTTCGCCAGCGGCCGATGACATGTATTTGAAGTCTTTTTCTTCGATGATCATCTTAGTATTTGCGACCCACTGGGGTTTTCACTTCGTAGAGTTCGGCGCCGGCGACCTTTTGCCCTCCCTTCAGTGCTGCGAAGATCATGGCTTCGTTCGGCACCATGTATTCGTGCGGGATCTTCGTTGCGTCCACGATACGGAGCTTCTGGTCGGTGCGGTAGCTGATCGATCCGGCTTCGCTTCGTGCGATCGGTGCGATCGTCTCTACCTTCGCCATCTGCTTCACTGCCGTCTCCGGCTTGATCCTTCCTTCGGCCTCTTTCTTGAGGATGGCCGCTTCCTTTTCCCGAGCCTCGCGCTCCACCTTCATCGCGTAGTCTCCCATCTTCGTGCGCAGTGAGCGTACTGCGACATCGAGCGGATCGTATGTGCGGTTGAAGATCGCGTCGATCCCCTTCGCCACCGCTTTGTATGGATCCACGAAGAACTTTCTCCGAGCGTCGATGGTCTTCAGGATCTGCTGGGCGTCGAGGAGCATCTTGTTCGCTTCATTGCTCGACTCCATATCCTTCACTTCATGATCGCTGATCGCCGCCATCATCGCCGTCGCTCCC